CCTGTTGCAGGTTGTACTACTCCATTACTTGCACTATCTAATCCCCACCAACTAACTAAACTTGTTTTTTCTACACCCTTTAGTTGGCTATAAGATTTGTTTTGTATGGATTGAACTTCTTCTATAGCTAAACAACGATTATATGCAAAGAAATTTGCTAATTTACAATCAGCTCCTCCACTATAAATATTACTTCCAATTTTACTAAATTTAAATGTGCCACTCCTTGTATTTGTATTGCTTGAAGTTCCATTTACATAAGCAGTAATTAAATTATTTGAATCTCTTGTAAATACTATATGCGACCATGTATTATTAGGAACATTATTTGCGTTTGCTGAATAATTTCCACCTACTCTTATAGCAATTTGACCATTAAAATCTTTTACCAGTATATCGTTACTTGGAGATGTAGTTGTTCTTGCAATTACTTTATAATCAGTATTTACATCTCCATTAAACCAAAAACCAATACTAAACTCTCCTGTAAATTCTATATCAGAACCTAAATCTATATATCGAGTTTGATTAAAACCTCCTACTGATGTTGAACCTTCTGATGGAAACTTTAACGTATCTGACTTATTAGATTTGAAGTCGAGGTATAGTTTAAGGTTGTCTTTAACAAAGGTTAAAAGGGATGCACCGCCTTTTGCTAGACTGCTGCCTAATCCAAGCATAATCTATCCTAAGTATGCTACTACTGATCCACTTGATAAAGTAAACGCAGACCAACGACCAAAAATTGTAACTCCTTGTGGAAATGTAACACTTGCTGTGCTGTCTCCATTGTTGTTAGAGTTTCCTATGTACAGATTAGTACCACTCTCAGGTGTAAGAACGCTAAATACACTATCTTCTAAAAATGTAATAGCTACTATTTCTTTACCAGATACAGCAGTATTTCCTGTTTCTAATATAGAACCTGCTTGCCCTAATCCAATGTTGTTTGATTCATTTACTGAGTATTTATGTAATGCCATCTTGTTTTCTCCTTACTATGACTTACCGAGCTTGGCTATTCTCATGGTCATATTGGTTATAAATCATATCCTCTAATAAAATATGGAGTACCATCTTTATTTATATCAGATTCTTTTTTTGCTTTGTTTAATTCTTGTTGCCATAAATTTCTAAAATATATAGCACTATTTATCATATCAGGTCTTTTTTCATAACCTCTTGCTACTGCATAATGTGTTAATGTTTCATGAAATTCTTCTGGTATTGCTGGACTTTCTTCCATACCAATTCCTGTTCCTGTATCAGCAGCAATAAAATCTTCATCTCTTTTAATAAAATGTAATCTTACTGTATCTACAGTAGTAGGAGACGTAACACTAACGTCAGATGTTGTAGAAGTTTTTACAATTCCAATTTTACCGTCTTTTATAAACCATGCATTTTTTTGTGCGTTTGTTTTAACTGCCATCTGTTTTCTCTGGTAATCCTGATAATCTGTTTATTTCATAATCATTTATATCAACTCTATTTATTTTAATAACATTAGAATCAATATTATAATAACGCTGGTCTACAACTGTACTAAATGTTGTAGTTCCAGATAATATTTCTGTTTCCCTGCAAAATTCTTTTAATGCTTTATTTAAATACACTCTAGCTTCAGTTTCCCCCATATCTGGATGATGCATTTGTATAATTTCAATCATTTGTCTTTGTGTCATGCTTGTACACCTCTAAGTATTTGTGCTTTTTCATTATACATTAAAGTAAGCTTATCGTATTGCGCTATAAACCAATTGTATTTAGTTGTAGCTCGTTGCAATGCACTTGAAAAGATTTGATTTTTATTATTTAAATCATTGCTATAACTCTGCAATTGGCCTTGATATTTTTGTAACGCTTGTGCATCATCTTGTGAAGATAGTCTTGCGTTTTCAATTGCTCGTTGTAATTCAGCTTGGTATTCAACATTTGCATCATTAAAAATATTTATTTTATTTTGCATTGCTTGAGCGTAAGCATTTAAATATGTACTAATTTTTTGTATTTGAGCAGATGCTAATTCATTGTCTTCCTCATCTTCAATCATATGTCCTAATACTTCCCACCAATCACTTACATCTTGAAAATCAGCATCTGTGCCAATTGTGCCATCTGTAATTGCTCCAGTTAATTCTTCTGTTTCTCCGCCTATAGTTGGCGCTGTATAAGCAGGGGCAGTTCCTAAAGATGCTACTTGATTTGATGATAAGCTAGGTGCGCTTGGCGCTGAAGTTGTAGTTATTCCCGCAGGTAATTGAGCAAACTCTTCATACATAGACCTAATTAAATATTTTCTAGCAGCACCTATAACTATATAATCTTCAGCTTGTACTGGAAGATCAGTTGTAGATTTCATATTATATTTAACAGTTGGATATGTTAATCCAATTATTTCTCCTTGCTCATATCCATTTACAAGAGGTCTAATATGTATATTTCCACTTTTAATAAAGTAAATTGGATTTCTTTTTGTTGCAAAATGTACTGAATTAGAATCATTAGATTGTTGAACTAATCCACTAGGTATAAGTTTAGCACTATATCCATCTCTATTAACTTCTAATAATTTAAATTTTCTAGTATTAAATGATTTTTCTAATACTATCATTATATCTCTGCCACCAGCAATAGTATCAGCAGTAGTACCATTTACTGCTCGTTCTATCTCAATATCATTAGTATTTACAGCTAATACTTTCATTCTTTCTGGGTATATAGTACTGCCACTTTTACTTGCTATAATATCACCTACTTTTAAATTACCACCGCTTGTAGTAGGCAATGTAGTCAAGGTAGCAGAATGATTTGTACTTCCACTTACATTCCTACCAGAGTCATTAAATTGTTCAGACTCTTTTAATCTATGCGTAGAAGATGCTGATATAAGCATTTGAGGACTCATAATATTTATAGCATTCATAGCTTCTTCAGTAAGCCATTCAGTAAAAGCATCTTGGTCTATTGTATTAGTAGTTATTGCTTCTCCTACTAACGATACTATTCTTGTTGCAAATGTTTGATACATATTTAATTAAAGCTTAGGTGCCAACTTGATACATTTTGGTTTCACGAACCTCCACTTCTCTAGAGGGCACCATTTTTTATAAAATTTTAATAGGCTTTCTTAGAGCCTCTAGAACTGGATTTTTTTTTTACTGATTTCATCTTTTTCTTTTTTGGTGGTCTACCTTTTTTAGACCCATACGTACCTTTGCCCTTTGGCATAATTATTTCCTTTCACAAGAGGAGGGGCATAAAGCCCCTCACTCTTTATTTTCTATTATCCTGAGTGTTCAGCTCCAGCATCAGCAACTGCTGCATGAGTTACATAATAGTTTGACCCATCACATAAAACTTCAATCCAATCACCAACAACTGCATTACTTGCATCAAAAGTAACTTTATCAGAATCAGCAGTAATTGCTGTATTCGTATCACCCATTTCTATACCAACCATTTTATCTGCTGTACCACCAATAATATCAAAATCATTAGCGCCTGCAGTACCTAAAATAAACTTTGCAGTCCATCCTTTAGTAGTTACTACTGGTATAGTAATGTCATAAGCACCAGCTTGTGAGCAGATAAATACTTTACCACTATCTGCTTTTCCAAGCGTTTTTGATTCAGCAAGAGCTTCTACACCTGCATTAGAACCACCTAAGTAAGGTCTAGCCATAATAAGCCTCCTTAATCTGTGATTTTAAACAGAGAATGACTCTCAATTAACTGTATTCCAAGTCCTTCATCAGACATATACTGATCTTTAACACCATCAAAAGCATTGTCAGTTTTAATATTAGCCTGATACATTGCTGGTCTATACTGAGCGTGAAATAGATTCTCGTCAGATACTACAACCATGTACTTATTATAGTCATTTCTTAATGCTGGAGTTGGAATTAACTGAATCATACCATGAGGTGTTTCTAATACTCTGTAATTAAATCCTAATGAATCTCTTTTCATGTCACCAAGATTTACAGTCCAACCAGAATTACCAGCTATTCCAGAACTACCAGCCATTTTAGACCAATATCCTAAAGCACCAGCACCTACAAAAGCACGCTTAACACCTGCTTCTGGTACATACTGAAATACTTTTTCCATATCATCTACAAAATTACCATAAGAGTAACTTGCTTCAGATACAGTAAAAATATTTTGAGCATCTGAAGAAGAAGATGATTCACCATATTTTTCTAATGCACTTACAATTCCATAAGTACTTCTAATTAAATTACCATTAGCATCTGTTCTTCCAGTATCAGCAAAAGTCTCATCAATATTAGCAGACCTGTTTCCTGCTCCGTAAGAAGCTTCACCTAAACCAGTTCCACCAACTCTTTCACCAAATAAGAAAGCTTTTTCTTTCTGCATTTTGTGTTCTTGAGCTTTTTGTCTGCGTAATCTAGCTAACTCAGATGATTCTCCTCTTAGTACTGCAGCTTGAAGTGTTCCAGTTACCTGTAAAGCTGTTTTGAATATTTGAGTAGAATTATATACTACCTGCAATTCATCAGCCCAAGAATCAGGTGCTGAACTACCTTCACCATGTGCATTACCAATTACAATACATTCATCGCCAACTAACATAGAATAATTATTTCCATCATGTGTAGAAATAGCTTTGAATTTTACATCACCACTATCAACAGCAGATATAATAGCTGTAGCTTTTTTAACACCACTACTTCTTATTTCCACTACCAATCCAATCCATGATGAATCTGCTGGATTTGCTAATCCTGTTATAGTATCAACATCACTATAATCAGTAGTAGCTGGAGATTCTGTTCCATCAGCCTGTAATGTATCTGCTTCAGCAAGTTTAAAAGATTGTTTTACCCAAGGGTTTCTATGTTCAAACATTTTGAAAATAGGGTCTGGTACTGAACGTAACTCCTGATTACTAACCATTGTAGTAAAGGGAGCAACATCAGTCCATAGCTCTTTAGTAACTTGTGGGTCTACATAAAAATCTCGTCTGTCTGTATATAAAACACCACTAGCTCCATCAGCACCAGCACCTAATCGTTTTTCTGTCGCCATTTTATTGTTCCTTTTTTACTAGCGACCTAGTAATGCATCACTAAACTGTTGCTCTTCAGTTCTAGGCTGTTCAGATTTACCTGTAATCACAGAAGGATCTTTAGGTACTGATAACCTTTGAGCTTGATTTTGCATCTCTTGTGTTTTTTGTTGCACTACTGGATTCGCATTTGTTCTTAATTCAAATAACTTAGCTAAATTATCCATAGAAAGATTTTCAGGAGCAGAAGCCCATTGTATGAACTCTCCTGCTTTTTGATTATCCCAGCCATAATTATTAACAGCATGACTATATGCTTGTTGTCTCATAGCTTCTTCTTGTTGTTGAGCCATTTGCTGCTGATATGCTTGTTGCATTTCTGCTTGACGTTGTGCATCAACATTTTTTAAATAACCAAGATACTCATCTCTATAGTTTTCTTTAGCTATTCGATACTGAAACGATTTTGATTCTGGGTCGTTATAAGCATCGACTTCATTGTAATTAACTGGTTTCTCAGGTTCTGTAGGCTCCTTCAATGAAGTCTGCTGAACTCCCATTTGGGTTTGTCCTGCAGGTTGTCCATTGGAGAGCTTTGCTTCTAAACTATCAAGAACCTCTGGATTATTTCTAATAATTTGCTCAACAGGAGCCATACTATTTCTATAATAATCTAGTTCTTCTCTAAGATTAGATAGTTCACTCTTGGCTTTGTCAGCCTGTGACTGCCAGTACTCATACCTATTAGTGTCTTCTTTTGGGTCAACACCGTTTTCTGTGGTTTCACTAATTGGAGCTGCAACTTCTTGACCACTAACAGGGTCAATATCAGCTGTAGGGATATCACCAGAAGGTATCTCTTGAGATAACTCTCCTTGAAACATCTCTACATCTTGCGAAGGTGCAGAACCAGCATCAACTACTTCCAAATTATCCATTTTCTTTTTCCTTTATTTGCGATTTGGTTAATTCCAGCAACCGCTTCCTCAATTCTCTTCATTTATACTTAGTATAGTTTCATTCATCTCACGCTGTGGATTGTCTTCAGCAGCCATAGATAAATCATTTCTTGCATTTTTTAACTCATCACTAAGTCTAGATTGATATAATTTTTGTGCCATTTCTACTTTGGCTTCAGCTTTAGCAAGCTTCTTTTCAAATTCTTTAACCTCTACACGCTTTCTATCATGTAGTGATTCCCTCTGTGCAGTCTGCAAGTCACCTTTAAGTTTCTTAATTTCTTCATTTTGCATTTGCAACTGCTGTTGTAATTGTTTCATCTGTCCAGATCTTTCTAATACACCTTCCATATCTGCAACATCAGTTTGTTTTAATAACTCTATTTGGTCAATTAAACCAGCTTGATATAACTGCATGTAGTACTCAAATCTTCCCCAACGATTACTTGGTAATGTAGAACCAGATAATACTATAACATCATATTTACCAACAGTAATATCATTTTGCTTTCCTACAACATTTCCTATATCATCATACATAGGACTATTAACTACAACTTCCATAGGTTTGTTATTAGGTTGTAATATTCTCATAGTTTTTTCGTCAGTATAAACTTGTTGTATTAAACCTATAACTACTTTAGCTAATTGATTTATTCCTTCTTCTATATCATCTCTTTTAGATTTAATACGTCTTTGACCATATTCATCTAAAGCAACAGTACCTTTAAAAGTTTGTGGTGCAGCACCCATGTCGCCCTGCATTAAAGCGTATATACCAAGGATTCTTTCAATATCAGCTTTTGCATCTGCCTCATTTTTATATAATTCATTAGGCAAAGGTATAGGGGATGCTACTATAGGACTACCTAACTCTGGGTCAAACTCTATGACCGCTGTTCCTGCTCTACCCCAATCTTGTTCTACCTGCTGTTTGTTTACTGCACCACGAGGGATTAATAATTTTACGTTTGTACTACTAGATGCATGTGCAATAATTAATGAACGTATTTTATTTATATACTCTTGTAGTCCCTTCACAAGTCTTACATCAGACATAGGATAAGGATTACGATTAAAACCATTCATAAATGGTACAATTGGATATTCTTCTATAGGTAATATTGATTTATATAACATATGGTCACCTACAGAAACACATTGCTCTATATTTGTAATTTCTATTTCATTTACTAAAATTCTATTATCTTGTATTAAATGGTCTTTAGTAGCAATGTCTATATAACTTGTAGAGTTAGGTATTGACCCTTCATGTTCTTTACCTGCCATTGGCATAGGTTGACCTGACATAGGGTCTTGCATCATATGAAACGTATCACCCATTTGTTCATGTAATTGAACATAACCTCTAACTTGTTTTTCATCAGTAAATATTTGAACATCACCATTATTGTCAGTTAATATAACTACTTCTTCTTTTTTGTAGTCATCATATTGGTCTATGTTTAATACTTTTTCTTCATTAGAATATGGGTCATATATTTTATAATAAGGCATACGTATTTTTGTATACCTTGTAAACATTTCTAATTCTCTATCCCCAGATAATTCTTCTCCTGCTATTCTGCTTTTTAATGTAACATCTTCAGAGTATAAAGGAGTTCTGCTTTCAGCAGGTATATTAATATGACTAGTTTCTTGAACTTGTAATATCTGTTCTTCAAACTCAGGGAAGTATTGTATTAACTGATTTTCACTCATCAATTTAGCTACAATTATATGACCGCAATCTCTAGCAAAGGGATCTTTACTGCTTGGGTCAAAGTATACTTCAAGAGGGTCTATTGATTTAAGACAAACTTCACCACGACCAAAGTCTTTATCTGGGTCTGTATATGCCATCATAACTCCCATGCCTTTAACATAGTAGTCATCGATGCATTGCTTGAGTTCTACGTTGCCAT